TTGGAAGAGAAATCTAACTGGAACGAGCAAAGGCTATTTGAAATAGTCAATACCAGATACAATGCTAACTTGCCAATTATTATATCCAGTAACTACAGCTTAACTGAACTAGGCTCTTTATTAAGGCTAGATAAAGCAATAGTTGACAGGCTAAGTGAAATGACCGCTGAATCGTTTTTGTTGAAAGGCGACGATTTTAGGAATAAATAAAACAAAAAGGAAACTAAACAATGAAAATCAAGAAATACACAAAAATTGATATGTGGCGTAAAAACGGTTGGTATGCTGAAAACAAGCACAGGCAAATGAATGAGAAAAGGCAAGAACAGCGATACAACAACAAGAAATTCAGAAGGAAACAAAAAGAGATATGTAGGAAAAGTGAGGTGGAACATGTATAACCCAGAACAAGAAGAAAAAAAGATTGTAAAAAACGAACGTAGAACTAAAGCTGCTTTTATTATTGCGGCGGTTTTAGCTCTGGTAGCAATTATCATAATACCAGTCATTGTGTGTTGTGTACCAATGTCTGAATGGGAAGTTAGAGAAGAGAGGTTGGAAATATACACGCAAATAAAAAACAGATATGACATAGAAGATTTGGTAAAAGAGAGAGTAAAAGAAAGAATGAAGGAAATGGGTGGACAAGCCATAGAACTTGACACCTATCACGAATACGAAGGTATAGCATGGGATTGGGGCATAGTTAGAGTTGATTTTCTCCATATGACCAAAGTTAAAAGAACTAGAGCAACCACTACAAGAGTTGCAACATGGAAAACAAGAGAAGATTTAAACAAAAATAGCATTATTATAAACGAATTTTTGCAACAAACATCAGGCAAAATGTTAAAAATAGAGTTTACACAATTAAACGAAGATACAAACATTACAACACTAACATACAAGTTAATTTAACTAAGAGAAGATAAGAAAATGGAGAAGAAAATAAAAGGAGTGTTGAGAGGAAATATAAGAACAATAGCAAAATGAATAAACGTAGAAATGTATTATGTTACTTGAGTTGTAAAAACTTTCACAGGAATAAACACTTTATCTATTCTATTACAGATACTGGTTTAATACTAAGAACTAATGTTAATAACTTAGACGAAGTAATACTTAAAGGGTACTTAGATAATGGTGTTTTAAAGGTAAAAATAAGAGGTAAGAAGCTCCCAATAAGAAAGTTGGTAGCTTTAGCTTTTTTATCTCCAGAGTATGAGAGCTATCAAATCAAGCATATCAACGGAGATCCTTTTGACTGTCGTGTTGAAAACTTAGTTGTAGTTAAAACGAATGGGAATAACTGTAAACCAATTACGGCAATTGACAGTGAAGGTAATAAGCAAAAGTTTCAGTCAATGCAAGAATGTGCATCTGGATTGTTTCTTTCAAAAAGCTCATTATACCGCATTGTAAAGGGTAAAAGTGATATGTTGACTGGTGAATACGAATTTATTTTAAATACTTAAAACACCGTATTTTAACAACTTAAAGTGGACACAATTTTAATTTTTTAAATTTTAACTAAAAAACGCAGAAGGGGTAACTTATTTCAAAAACTGATTAAAATGTTAACCTTTAACTAAGCAAAAGGAGAGTGATATTGTGAGCAACACAAATAACAATGCAACAAAGCCAAAACCAAAGCGAAATGCTAAAGGGCAGTATATGAAAGGGTCAAGCGGTAATGCTGGGAACACACTATATAAACCTTCAATGTGTGAGAAAGCTATCGCTTTTGTTAAATCTCAGCTTGAAAAGGGCGAATATACAACGATAATGGACGTTGCCCAACATTTTGGGATAAGAAAATCAACTCTTTACAATTGGCGAGGAACATATCCAGAATGGGACGAGGCAATACAAGAGTGTTTAAACCTTATGGAAAACGATATTGAGAAAGGTTTTGTAAGAGGGACATATCACCCCATGGGCTGTAAATGGGTGCTAGATGTTAACTACAGCAAACGAGAGACCACACAGCAAGACATTAAGCAAGAGGTTAAGGGCAAGCTAGAGGTTATAACCCTTAGTGCTGATATAGAAGAAGAGGCTCAATAGACAAATGTCAGCAGTAACAATAGCAGAACCCAAACAATGCTTGTTGTATAAGCTACAACCCAAGCAAAAAGAATTTGCACTGCTAAAAAAGAGATATATTGCATTTGGTGGTGCAAGAGGTGGCGGAAAGTCTTTTGCAGTAAGAGAAAAAGCTAAACGAATGGCTTTAAATTACAACGGAATACGTATGTTGCTTGTTAGAAAGAGATACGTTGACTTATATGAAAACCATATTGTGCCACTAAGGCGAGATATTGGAGAGCACATTGCAAAGTTTAACAGTGATAGAAAGGCTTTTGAGTTCTTTAACGGCTCAGTGCTAGTGTGCAAGTACTTTGACAGTGATAATGACGCATTACAGTTCCAAGGGCAAGAATTTGACGTAATCTTTCTTGAAGAGGCTACACAATTCGGAGAGGTAGTCTTTCATACATTAAAGGCTTGTTTAAGAGGTGCTAATAAGTTCCCTAAGAGAATGTATCTCACTTGCAACCCCGGTGGAGTAGGTCATGCTTGGGTAAAAAGGCTGTTTATAAAGAAAGATTATAGGCGAGGAGAAAACCCAGACGACTATGATTTTATTCAGTCGCTAGTGACCGATAATGAAGTCTTAATGAGGCAAGACCCCGAATATAAAGAGAACTTGGAAAGCTTGCCACCAGCATTAAGAAAGGCTTGGTTAGAAGGCTCTTGGGAACTATCAGAAGGTGCATATTTTGCTGAATTTAGTGTAGATAAGCACGTGATAGATATTATGCCGATAGACCCAACGTGGCGACTATACAGAGTGTTTGACTATGGACTAGATATGTTAGCTTGCTTATGGGTTGGAGTTGATTCTGATAGGAACTGTTACGTTTACAGGCATTTACACGAAAGCAACTTGCCAATATCAACAGCAGCTAAAAAGATACTTGATATGACAAGCTCAGAGGAAAAAATCTACGCAACATTAGCTCCGCCTGATATGTGGAATAGGACACCAGAGCTTGGAAAAGATAAAGCTAGTATATTCAGTGAAAATGGCTTATCACTAACTAAAGTGTCAGCTGATAGAGAGGCGGGGTGGTTAGCTGTAAAAGAACTTTTAAAAGTTGATAACACGGGCAATGCAAAGTTAAAGATATATAGGCATGTTAAGGAGCTTATAGAGTATCTACCAGAGCTGCAAATAGATTCCAAGAAACCGAGCGATTGTCTAACTGAACCGCACGAAATAACGCACATTTGCGATGCCTTAAGATATTTTGCAATATATTGGACTAACCCATACTACGTTAGTGATAAAAGGGTTAAATACCACCCAAGTGTGCTTGAGGACTGGTACAACGCTAGAAGCAAAGAAGAGCGAGAGCTCATAGAAAAAGAATGTGGAGGTAAACCGCTACTATGATAATACAAGGCGATAAATTAAGCTTTTTTCAAGAACTATATGAGAAAGCAAAAACTGCAAACAGCAAAGTTGAGGGTGAGCAACAAGCAAACTATGACCAATACATAGGCAAACCTATTGGCAGTGAAAGAAAAGAACAAATAGTTAGACCAATGACTTATGAGCTCATAGAGAGCCAGATATCAAGCTATATTCCACGTGCTTCAGTTACACCAGAGATTAGATCAAGAGAAACTACAGTCAATGCACAGGCTATAGAAAGGCTTTTAGATAACATTAAAAACAAACTCCCATATGAAAAAATGAACGACCAAGACGAGAGAAACACCTACATATACGGTGGTAGTGTTTGGCTTGTTGAGTGGGACGAAACAATTATTACACATAACACATCAGGCGATGTCACAGTGAGTGTTTTAAGCCCCAAGTTTTTTGTAGGACAACCAAACGTTTACGATGTTGACGAAATGGAATATTGCTTTATCCACTACCCAATATCAAAGGACGAGGTAGTAAGGCGATTTAACATTGATTTAGAGGCAATAGAAGCGGTGCTAGGGACTGACGAAGATATAGCAGATATTGTCTTTTGTTATTACAAAAATGATTATGACCTTGTTTGTCAGTTTGCATGGATAGAAGATTTAATGATTTTAGATATTGACGATTATTTTAGTCGTAGAAAATATATTTGTAAGAATTGCAATAAAACAAAAGCACTATGCAAGTGCGAAAAGCCAGAGTTTGAAGAACAAAGTGCAGAGTATGAAGAGATAGATAGCCCTATAATACGCTCAAATGGCAGTGTTTTATATCCCAAGAGTGAAAAGGTAAAAAATGGAAGAGTTGTTATGGAAGAAGTCATACAACAAGCAACCAATGAATTAGGCGAGCCTATTTTTGATAATATCGGCGGAATGATACTTCCACAACAAAGTGTTCAACATGTTCCAAAGCTTGAAAGAACTAAGTTGCCATACTACAAACCTAATAAGTTCCCAATAGTCATACGTAAGAATGTATCAAGAGATGAAAATTTATTTGGGCAGTCAGACTGCGAGATTATACGAGACCAACAACAAGCTGCAAATGAGATAGAAACACGTATTATGAAAAAGCTAATGAAAGCTGGTGTAAAGATTACTGTTCCTTTAGAGAGAAAAGGGAAGATAACTGACGACTTATATGACGAGGTTCTACCAATAGCAGATCCAGCAGAAAAAGCCCTATATAGTGCAATTGATATGCAAACAAGCATACAGCAAGATGTTATGCAAGCCGATAGATTATATGACCAAGCAAAGCGAATACTTGGCATAAGCGATAGTTTCCAAGGGCAACAAGATTATACAGCTACAAGTGGCTATGCAAAGCAAATACAAGTGCAACAGTCTCAAGGTAGGCTTGAAAGCAAACGTAAAATGAAAAATGCTGCATATGCTGATATTGATGCAATTATATTCCAACTCTACCTAGCTTATGCTGACGAGCCAAGAATGGTGACATTTAGAGATAATGAGGGCAATTTGCAAAATGCTCAATTCAATAGATATGACTTTTTAGAGCGAGATTTGGACGGCGAATATTACTACAACGACAGTTATCTATTTGCTACTGACCCCGGCGGAGATATTGAAAGCAACAGGACTTTAATTTGGCAAGAAAACCGAATTAATTTCCAACAAGGAGCATATGGACCACCACAATCAACCGAAACATTATTGACCTTCTGGGAGCTTATGGAACGCTCACACTACCCACACGCAGGCGATATGGTGGCAAAATTAAGAAAGAGAAAAGAAACTGAAATGCAGATGTTACAAATGCAACAACTACAGGCAATGCAACAACAAGGACAACTACCACAACAAGCACAAATGCCAGCTGAAATACCACAACAATTAACACAAGGAGAGGTGTAATTATGTCAAACATATATGGTGATTATTGGAGAAATCGTAAAGACCAAATAGACAAAGATAAGGAAGACGCTTTAGCTCTTTTAAATTCAAACAAACAAAATCAAATAGCGAGTAATTTAGGAGCTTATGAACAAGCTAGCCTTTATTACGGTAATAACGCAAAGCGTATGGCTCAAATGGGCTTAACTGGTGGTGGCTATGGCGATTACTTAAAAGGAAACGCATATACGGACTATTTAAAGGGTGTACACGGTATTAATAGGGCTGCAATGGAACAGCAACAAAATATATATGGTGCTTATAACGACGCAAAATTAGCCTACGATGCCGATTTTATGAAAGCTAAAGAAGGTGTTTATTCCAACTTGTTTAATATGGCAAGTAGTGGAGCTTATAACACATTTAACCAAAATCAATTTAATGAACAACTTGGCATTTATGGAAATATGCTTAATGAAACTCAAAAGGCTGGACTACAACAAATACAAGCTGAACAACAAAACATATATGCTCAGAAAAAGAATATAGAGAACTTTAACATAGCATTGAATTACGCAAACAGTGGAACTTACGACGCATATACGACTGACGGACAGTTTAATGCACTTAAAACTCAATATGGGCTTAATGACGACCAAATAAACACTATTAAAAGAACAATATCAGACAAGAGATTTAATAAGTATCTCACAAATGTTGCTAGTGGCTTTTATGACCAAATAGAGAGGTCAAAAGTTGAAGAAGAGTTAAAAGATAGTGGACTAACTAAAGAGCAAATAAACAACATTTTAGGCTATTACGATACAAAGAAAGCAAATGCTAGTGCTAGTGTGCAAACTGGGGGGACAGGGATACAGCAACCAAATGCAGGTGGCGGTAATGATGACCAAAATAAAGATGTTCCAATAGGCTCTCCTAAATATGTGCCACAAGACTTTTTTGCTACTGCTGGTTCTGATCAAGCAACAGCTAAAGCAATGTTAGAAAACTACAAAAAAGGTGACGAATATGACCAAACAACATATGAGGCATTGGAGACCTATTACAAAGAGAATTTCAGGGAGCCTGCTAACTATGAATCTTCAGCACTAAAAGCTTTAGAGGCGGAAAGAGTAAAGATAGCAGAAAACCCAACATTTGAAGAAATAGACAGGCTGCTTTATACAGTAGATTCATATCAAGACCTTACTGCACAAGAAAAGGCAGATTTTAAAGCTAGCGTACAAGCAATGAGAAAAGAGCTTGCTCAAAAGACATATGACACTACATCACAAAAAATTGCAGAAGTAGAGCTAGGAAAAGTGAATAAAAGTACAGCCGAATTGAGAGATATTAAAAATTCATTAAACTCTAAAAATATGGCTGGTTTATCAGCCAGCGAAAAGAAGAGTTTAACTGAAAGAGTAGATAGGATTATTAAAAATC